TCAACTGTTAATTTGTTTTGGTATATAACATTATCAGCAGTACCTAAGCTAAGTGTAGGTTGTGTTGTTGATATTGTTGTGCCTGTAATACTGACATTACCAATGTTAGCAAGTGTGCTAACTTCTAGTCCCGGTGCCCGTGTTGTGCCGATTACGTCTAAGTCGTATTGGGGTGTAGCATTGTTAATGCCGATGCGATTATTATTTACATCTAAGTATAGTAAATCGTTCTCAAAGGCTAAATTCACTCCTTCACGAAGTAAGTTTGCTTTTAAGAGCGGACCACTAATTCGACCAATAGCCATCTTTGCTCCTCAACACGGGGATCCTGTCCCTCTAGCCTAGTTCTCATCCCCTAAGGGCTCTTTGTCGGTTAACCACAGTTTGACCCTGCATTACAATGGTCATTGTTTTGCATTAATAGTATTTATCTTTTTTAAGGATTACCCTAGTACAAGGATGTATAGATTAGTTAAATCTTGTAAAATATCTTCTGTAACTTCTGAACCTTCGCCTGCTGCACGTTGCCATGCGCCTGCAACAGGAGGATTAGAATCAACATTATCATTATACACTTCCATAAATCCTAAGTTTTCGCCAAGTTCATTATTGTACCTAGTTTCTCCCGTAACAGGAGTACTAGTACGCTGAGCATCATTACCAAAAGGAATAACTAACCCAGTAGTGCTATTAAACTTTACATACCCTAATCCAGATGACGTAATAGTTAATAGGTTATTACTAGAATTTGAAAGGTTATTTTCTTTCATATTAATATCAAATACATCGACTACATTTGTAGCAGTTGTTCTTTTAAGTTCTAAATCTGAGTTAGAAAGTGTTGTTGTTACAAGATTATTATCAAACAATACATCGCCTGTTGAAAGCCCGTGTAAGTTAGTACTATTACTATCAATTGATCCAATCTGTGTTCCGCCTACTGTTAATACGATTGTATTATTAGTATCATGTGTATCAACACCTTCTTGTCTATCACTTGAATATATTCCACCGAAACTTAAATTACCAGTTGAGTATCCTTCAAACAAACTTGTGTCGGTATTAAATCTAATATCAGCAGATTCGTTGTTTTGTTGCATAGTAGTGCCGCGACTAACTATTAATGCTGCGTTATTATCAGTATTAAATAAATTAGTAGTCGGACGTAGATTTAAATCTCCATCAAGTGTAGTAATTGTATTTCCATTAACTCTTATATTACCAGTATCAACTCTTTCACCATCTATAAAAGTTGTTTCAACTCCGTTATTTACAGTTATGTTACCAACGCCGCTAAAGTCGATTGAGCTAGCATCGATACTTGTTTCGCCTGTGTCGAAATCTACAAAGAATAATTCTCCTACACTAAATTTGCCTTTTTGGTCTGTGCTAGTGTAAACTACACTACCTGAATTTAATTCAGATACTTCTTGACTTTGTATAACAAGAGTGTTATCATTAGTTGTATCTTTTCCTGCGCCAATATAAGAAAAACTATGCCCTTGTAAGAATAGTAATGTATTAGCTCCGTCTGCTACTGCACCAAAGTTTCCGTATACATTAGCTGATCCAATTGAACGTAGTTCTGCGCCATAACGAATAGTTGAGTTTGCCATTAATTTGCCGTTGGAGCCTTGTGTAGCATACAAACCTCTGTTAGCAAAATATACAAAACAATTAAGCCATTCTACTCTTACACCGTTAGTCATTGTAATACAGTCTACTCCTGGAGTAATAAATGTAACATTATGAAACAGCATACTAGCTTCTAAACTTGCACTATCTAAAACAGCACCATCAATTAATGCACCTTTGCCTGCATCACCTTGATTAAATCCTCTTGGGTCACTTGCACTAACTACACTGCCTTTTGTAATAATTGAACAGTTTCTAATATATGGCGAACGTGTGTTTACTAGTCCGCCACTTTTAAATTTAAATGCATGACCTGTATAAAAATCTTTAATAGTAATATTTTCAATAGTAACATCATCTTCTAAATAAAATACATCATTACTTTGTGTAGCTACTGTTGGTTTAATAATTGTGTTTCTTAAATCTTCACCAACGATATGTACATGCGACGGAACAGTTAAAGGAAATGCTTCTTCATATACTCCTGGAAATATATGAATAGCAGTTGGTCCAGCTGAACTTCCATCGTTTTGTGCAAGTGCATGTTTTAGTGTGCGAAATGCACCGTGTTGATGATCACCTACATTAGTATCACTGCCTAGTGTACTTACGTAAAACATATTACCTTGTCTACGTGCTAAACTTGAGTTTGGTCCTCCAACAATAACTTGATCAATTGTAACAATTTCTCCGTTAAGTAAATTACTATATATGTTTAGCCATTGCTTAGATAACGAACCTAAATCACTAGTGTATGTTTGATCAGGAATAATATCACTAGCAATATCAGCTGCAAAACTTACATTGTCTTCGTCATCATTACCAAAAGTAAGATTTCCAGATGTTTCAATATTTCCAGTAGAATGTAAGTTTCCTGTAATATTCCAGTTACTTTGAATATTAACGTTGCCGTTACCGTTTGGGCGTAATTCAATATTAGTATTAGCAGTAGTAGTACTAATTGTATTAAAGTCTATTTTTAAATTGTCAGTTGCAATTGCAGTTGCGCTAATATCATTAGCAGCATTTAAATTAATATTACCATCACCACCTAGTGCCTCAATTCGGCTTGTATCTATTGTGAAGTTTGCAATATTGCTATATGTCGATATTAAATTATTTGTGCGTAAAGAAGTTGGTAGTGTAAGAGCATCTGTTGGAGATTCTGTATTAATACCGATTTTAGAGTTATTTACATCTAAATGCAGAAGTGCAACACTGCCGCTAGTGTCTTTAAAGTTAAGGTCTACACCTTGGCGTAAAAGATTATCTTTTAATACTCCGCCGCTAATTCTACCTAGTTGTGACATCTTTTATTCCCTTTGACAGTGTATTTATTTGTCTAGGTTATGAATTACAGTAACCGGCTTGCCTGTTGGAACAGGGCTTGTAAATTTAATCCACCAACCTGATCCTGACGAAGTATAGGGATGATTAGGTCCTTCATCTGCGCCGCCTGACGTAATTTCAGAAGTTTGATGCAGTGTATAGTTTGTTGTTGGAATCTGCACAACGTTTTCTACCATTACTATAATGTTATTAGCAGTTGCAGGAACAGGATAATCTGTATCATTACTTTGTAATTCGCCAAATACTGTTTCGTCGGCTGCTGCATTTCCTGTGCCTAAGTTCTGCCAAACAATTCCTGGATCTTGATTTGGTTCTTTAAAGCGTACTTCTCTCCATGCGCCATTTTGATATGCTTCTAGTTGTTGATCAGTTGTATTATATCTAACTTGGCCAATAGCAGAACTTGTGCCAACCCCAGCTTCGCCAGGGCGCTCTGCTAATGTTCCAACAGGAACTGTTAATGCACGGGTGCTAACCATAACCACTTGGTCATCAATGTCGTACTTAACTCCTTTGGAGGTAGGTTGTATACGTCTCAGGTTAGTTGTCTGCTGTTTGATCAATCTCATATTATACTTCCAAATAACTCACTGTTGCTGAAAGACCTGTAAGTCCAGCGCCAATGTCTGGCTCAGCAACAAATGACAATTTATCACCTACTTCTAATACAACTCTTTCGCTATCAAATGTAAATGTTTCGCCTACTGGCAATTCTAGTGCATTAATAACTCGTGTAACTGCGTTGCTTAAACTTGAACTTTGTGGTACAAAGTGCATATCAAATGATGCAGGTGCTGAGCCGTTGTTACAAACCATAATATTTGTAATTGCATACGATTTGCCTGTTGGAACAGTTATCATATCTAACTGTGTCGTCGTTAATTGTTGATTTACTATTGCCATTTTTATTCCTTAAAATAACATTCCAAATAGGAGTGCTCTGTTCTTACTTACTAATTCGTCTCTGTTGCCTTGATCGTTAACAAAGTAAATTCCGGATTTACCTGTATACTGATCGGCTACATAAATCTTTGTTCCGTCTACTGGCTGTGAAGGTTGTAAACTTGCGTCGTCATCACTAGGAACTCTATTTAAATGCAGTGTGTCGTCAATTCTAATACTTCCTGTTCCTGAAGATTTTAAAACTAAATCTTCATTACTAGATAGTGTATCAATAACAGATCCAGTAAACCGCAAATCATCAAATTCCCAGCGATCTGCATATAACTGACTTACTGTATTACCGTCAATATCAAATTTAATTACACTATCAACTCCTGAGTTCTCAAAGTCAGCAATTACAATACTTGATTTAGTAACATCACCGTCACCAATCTGGCTTAGGAAAACGTTTGCAAAGTTATATGCAACATAATCAACTACTGCTTGTGCGTTTGGTATTACATCAGCTTTAGCTGCATCGTAAGCTGTTAAGTTTCCTGCTACATATGTAAATACTTTTTGCTCGTAGTCTACTGTAGGTGATACATTAACTGTATTAGTGCCTGCGTTAAGTGTTAAAGATTGGCTCCTTGAGTCAATCTCACCAGTAGATAAAGATATTAATGCACTAGCACTATCAATTGCTATAAATCCAGCAACATCTTCGTCGTATTTAAAAAATGCATCAGGTAATGACCCACGGTTAATTTTTATACCTGCGCTGTTAAGTGTAATACCTGCGCCAGTTTCTCCGCTATTAATAGTAATAATATTGTCTTCGATATCTAACTGTGCAGTATTAACAGTTGTTTGGTCACCTCTAACTAATAAGTTTCCGGAAATTTCAACAGTGCCTGTTTCGAACCCTGTATCCAAATAGATATTGCCGCCGGTTTGTACAGCTACTTTGTAATTACCATTTGGTACATTTAAATATTTTGACATTCTTTTATCCTAGTTAAAAAGTATATGGGGGAAACTTAATCCCCCATAACTAATCTTAGTCAGTTTCGAAATCATCTGCTGCATTAAATGCTGCGTTTGTACCAGCTTCTTCCATTTCAACTTTATCGTCGTCTGCTGCGGCGTCCATATTCCAAGCAATACGTGTACCTGAGTCAAGTGTTACTTGGCGTCCTGAAATTTTTGTAACTTGACGTGCTACTCCATCATCGTCTTTTACAGTAATGGTCATTTCTCCTGCTGCTAAAGCACCTTGTGATTTGTCAACTAGAGTACAATCGCCTGGAGTATTATCTCCATTGTTGCAACGGAACTTTTTGCTTCCTAACTGCTTTTCGATCCAGCCGTTTGCTTCTGCTTGTCCTACTGCAAAGAAACGTACTTTAATTTCGAGGCCGTTTACTGTCGGCGGTCCGAAAAACTTCTTGTTTAGTGGTCTTCCCATTTGTTTTCTCCTTTAAAACGTTCTAGGTTTACGCAGTGGGTCAGTTCTGCATAAGTCCGCTTGTGCGGCACGATTATTGACATTAGTATTTATCAATTACAAAGACTAGCGGCGTATACCTAGAACGCGGGCTGCTCGATATAAGTCTATAGAAACTTTATTACGCTGGTTGCCGCCTAAAATATAATAGTATTTTGTATTGTTTATTATAGTAGTGCTTAAATAAAATCCTACATGCCCTTGCCAACTTATATTACCTCTTGGAAAGATTATAAGGTCGCCAGGTTGAGGAGTTTCAACTACTGTACCCCAATCTAAGAAACTTCTTGCTGCATAAGGATGTTGGTGCAATGCGTTGTTAGCTATTCCGCTTTCAGATAATACAGCATTAACAAAAGCAGCGCACCATTCTGTACGTTTTGGATCTACTCCTATATACGCTGCAAGTTCAGCCCTGTGTGTATTTTCTGAATAGTTAATGTATTGTGATGCAGTTAGTGCAGGATTGCTATGTGCGTTAGCTGACTCGACACTATAGTCGCATGCAGATATTAGGAATATTAGAGATAAGGATAGTAGGATATTTTTCATACCCAGTATTTATATGTTAAAAAAAGACAGACTACAACTGCATCTGCCTTTCTAAATAAGGTGATAGGTTGGGATTAATGATTACCAACAACTCCTTAGCAACTCATTTCTAAGTTCGGAGCGCCTAACATCGAACCGTTAAGTCCAAAATCTATATCTTCGTATCTCTACGCTCATACAGTCCCACTACAGGTGCTAGCCAAGTTCACAACGCTGCGGTTGCTTGTTCCTTGCACTATCTAACTTGAGGATATCTCCTAAGCTATACATATATAATAGCACTAAAAGGAATGGTTGTCAACCATTAAATTACATTTAATTTGGAATATCTTCACGATAATCTGTATAATAATCCCAACACAACTTTCGAGATTCAAACTCTTTATCTATTACTGCTTGCTTACAATAAGCATTTATCTTCTTATTGCCTGGTTCAAATATAAACAAAACTAAAAAAAGACTTACTACTAATACTATGTCCATGTGTATTCCTTATTATTTTATCAAGTCGTAAAAAAGGGCCCCCTAAGGAGCCCTTTTTAATTTCAGCTTTAAAGTAAAACTTTACTGGAAAGTTACACCAGCAGCAATGCCAACGTTACCTAAGTAATCAGCTGCATTACCAAGCGATGAAGCAGTGTTGTTCAACTCAACATATCCATAACGTGTCATGAATGATACTGTTGGTTCGAACGTACCTGGATCCAATACAACGCCTGAGCTCATTAGTGGGATATATGGGCAATAGAACGCTGCTGCGTCCGACTCACTTGCGCCTTTGTATCCAATAAGAACTGGAGCATCGTCAGCTGCATATGTGTTAACATATACTTTCATTGCATTGTTCAAAGTACCAACCATCTTAGTGTTAGTTGGAGCTTCAAATGTACCTTCAGTTGTTCTTGCGAACGCTGAAGTTGTAGCAGACTGTAGGATAGTTAGTGCAAATGGTGATACCACTGCCCAGTTACCTGCGCCTCTACGTGTACGCTGTGCAATCAAGTTACTTACGCGGTTGATTTGTACTGCTAATGCAGCATGCTCATCACCTACGAAAGTAGCTGTACCACTTACAGCAGTTTGGTCATAAGTTTGTGCAGCAGCGCCACTCAAAGATACTAGTGAACCAATTACTTCTTGGTCGATCTCAGCAGTAATCTCTTGTGCAAGAGCTGCCATGATTTCTGCTTCAACATCAATACCATGCATAGACTGTGCGTCTTGTGCAGCTTCAAACGTCCAGCGAGCTGACAATTTACGTGTCTTAGCTTCTACTGTCTGCTTCAAGATTTGAATTGACATTTTACGTCCAGCTGCACCTTCTAATGCTGCTGTACTTGCAGCTTTTGCAGTTGTAGCATCACCTGAATATGCTTCAGCAATTTTGAATGGGCTTAGAGCCTCTTCGCCTGCTACAGTATCAGTGTCACCTGTACTTGTGTCATCCATTGTTTCTGAATAACGTACACGTAATGTGTGAATTTGACCAACTGGTCCAGTCATTGGTTGTACGCCAACTAATTCGTTAGCAATAACTGTTGGCATAACACGACGGATAACTGGTAGGATTACACGGTTAAGTGTAGCTACGTTACCTGCTGAAGTTGCGCCTGCGGTTGCACTCTCTGACAAATACTTGCGAGTGTTTTCTAGTGTAGCAGCCATTACGCTTTTCTTGTTGCCTTGCAGGCCTTCAAGAAGTGCGTTTTTGGTGTCTACCCAGCGTGATTCTAGTAATTCTGACATCATTATCTCCTTAATTTAATCCAGCAAGACGACGAATGTCTAGGACATTATTATTTGTTTCGTCTGCTTTAGTTGTCATTTTTGGTTGTTCCGTACGGTTGCCTGTGATTTCTTTGCCTTCTGTAAGGGGTGCCTTACGCTTTGCTGGAGTATTTCCGTCAATAACTGATGGTAAGTACTTGTCAAAAGATTTTTGAAGTCTATCGGTTTGTACTGATTCCAGTAAGTCTGTCATAATCTCGCGTTGATCTTTGCCTAGTGGCGAAATCAACCCAGTCATAATCTTAGTTCTCTTTGCTGTCTCAACTAAACGAGATTTCTCTT